AAAGGTAGAACTGTGCGTGTATGGGGTGTGCCTGCATACCAGCAACAAGATTCTGCATTTGACATAAAGGAGGTAGATGGTGCACCGTTCTAAATTACCAAAGTTAAAAAAAGGAATGCAGAGTGAACAGATAGCTATTCTGTATTTAATAGAAAAAGGATTTTTTGTGTTTAAAAATTTGTATGGTGTTGGCCCTGCAGATTTAATAGCAATAGATGAAAAAGGTAGAGTTGAGATATATGATGTAAAGAGTGAGAGTTATCGTAAAACATGGAGACCAGGCACACGTATTTTTAGAAGACTTACACAAGAACAAAAAAGATTAAAAATGAAATTTATATTTGTAGGAAAGGATGGCAAATGCACAGTAAGACTAAGATAATATTAGGACCACCAGGAACAGGCAAAACACACAACTTGTTAAATTTAGTTGAGCAAGAATTAGCAAAAGGCACATCACCTGATCGCATAGCGTTTGTTGCATTTACCAAGAAAGCGGCAACCGAGGCTCGTGACCGGGCAATGAAGAAGTTTAAATTAGAAGAACAACACCTACCATATTTTAGAACGTTGCATTCGTTTGCATTTCATCAATTAGGACTAACAAAATCAGAAGTCATGTCACGTGATAATTACAAAGAATTTGCACAAACATTTGGTATGGATTTAGGATCTGTCACAGATGGTGGGGATTCTGGTGGTGTGGTAACTACAGATAATATTTTAATTAATGAAATAAATCTAGCTCGTATGAAGTGTATGGATTTAGAACATCATTACAATACTTCCAATCTACAAGATATGTCTTGGCACTCTTTACTTCGTGCACAGAGATCACTAGAAGAATTTAAGAAAAAGAAAGAGGTATTTGATTTTACAGACATGATAGAATTGTATTTGGATTCTGGTCCCGTGCCAAAATTAGAGGTTGTGTTTGTAGATGAAGCACAAGATCTATGTAAATTGCAGTGGCGAATGATAAACAAACTGACAGAAAATGCAAGACAAGTATACGTCAGTGGTGATGATGATCAAGCAATATACAACTGGGCTGGTGCAGATGTAAGATACTTTATAAAATTACCAGGTGAAGTAGAAACACTAAAACAGTCTTTTAGGTGTTCTAAGGTTATACAAAATTTATCAGGTAGAATAATAAACAGAGTAAAATTTAGAAGAGCAAAACAATGGAAAGGCACTGATAGAAACGGATTTGTGCAATATCATAATTATCCTGAAGGAGTTAATTTAAGAGAGCCAGGTAGTTGGTTAGTTATGGCTAGAACAAATTACATGCTTGATGAAATAGAGCGTGACATACGATTACAAGGCATGTTGTATAAACGAAACAACAAGTTGCCTGTATCAGCAAAACTATTGAACGCTGTTGAGGCATGGAAAAAACTACACAATGGTGACATAATTCCAATAGGAGATATCAAAGATATTTACTCTTACATGTCAAGCCAAATAGGAATAGAGAGAGGACATAAAAATTTAAAGATGGCAGATAAAGAACAATATGAATTAGAAGAATTAGTTATGCATCACGGACTATTGATGGGTGGTAGACCATGGGATGTTGCATTTGATAAAGTCGGTAATAGAGATAAAGAGTACTTGAGAGCGATAGAAATAAGAGGAGCAGTGTCAAAAAATCCTAAAATAAATCTTAGCACTATACATGGTGCAAAAGGTGGGGAGGCTGATAATGTTATGTTGCTTACAGATCTATCAAGAAAATCACAAGAAGCAATGGAAAGAGATTCGGATGACGAATGCCGTGTGTTTTATGTAGGAGCAACACGTGCTAGAGAACAACTACATATAATACAACCACAAAGAGAAGGAGGATTCATAATATGAGTTTTACTACTGGACTAGCTCCTGTAAAAAGGAACGTAACAAAAGAAGATGTATTGCAAAAAGCTAAAGATCTCGTAACAGGTGATAGAAACGACACACATGGTGATGCGTTTAATAATCATGCAGAGATTGCAGAGTTTTGGAATATATTTTTAGATAAAAAACTACAAGCGATGGCTAGCATCACAGCTGATGATGTAGCTTTGATGATGGTATTGATGAAGATATCTAGACATAATCAAGGAAAGAAAGTTAATATCGATAACTTTGTTGACATGGCGGGTTATGCAGCAATAGCAGGAGAAATTAATGACGCAGGACTTATTTAAAACTGTAACATCGCATTGGGTAGAACCTACGCAGTTCCCTCGTATAGAGGGACGCGTAGCGATTGATTTGGAAACATGTGATCCAGATCTAATAAAACATGGACCAGGTTGGCCAACTAAGAAAGGTAAGGTGATAGGTATAGCTATAGCCACAGCGTCCTTCAAAGCTTATTATCCAATCGCACATGAAGGTGGCGGTAACATGGATGAAGAAAAAGTTATTAAGTATATAAAATCTATCTGTGATGATGAAACAATAGAAAAAGTATTTCATAACGCGCAATACGACATTGGTTGGCTGTGGACATTAGGAATAGATGTTAAAGGTAAAGTGCACGATACCATGGTAGCAGCTGCATTGATAGATGAGAATAGATATTCTTACACATTAAATAGTATTGTGCATGAATATTTAGGCGAGTTTAAGAACGAGTCAAAATTAAAAGAAGCGGCAGATGCATTTGGTGTAGATGCAAAGTCAGAGATGTACAAATTACCTGCTATGTTTGTAGGTGAATATGCAGAAGCTGATGCAGACCTTACATACAAACTACATGAGAAACTATCTTGGGAGATAGTCAAAGACAATCTTACAACAGTTTATGATGTAGAGTGTAGACTAATCAAAGTTATATTTCACATGACTCGTCGTGGTGTCAGATTTGACACAGTGAAATGTGAAAAACTAAACGAAAGATTTAAAAACAAAGAAAAGAAGTTGATGAAACGTATTAAAGATTTAACCAATCTTGACATAGAGATATGGGCCGCAGCTTCCATAGCAAAAGCGTTTGATGCTTTGAATTTACCATATGAAAGAACGGTGAAAACAGATGCGCCTTCATTTACGAAGATGTTTCTTACAGATCATCCACATGAATTACCAAGACTAATTATGCAAGCACGTGAGCTAAATAAATTACGTGGTACATTTTTACATGGATTGATGAACTATACACAGGAGGGTAGAATACATGCACATATTAATCAAATTAGGTCTGACACTGGGGGTACTGTGTCTGGTCGTTTTTCTTATAATCACCCTAACTTACAGCAGGTACCCAGTCGTGGTCAGTTTGCGAAAGACGTTAGGAAGTTATTCATTCCTGAGATGGGTCAATATTGGCTCAAGGCAGATTACTCGCAACAAGAACCAAGACTCTTGACGCATTGGGCGTGTCTCGTGGACCAACCAGGTGCACATGATGTAAAAGAAGCATATCAAAAGAAAGATTTAGACTTTCACCAACAAACAGCAGACATGGCAGGAGTGGACAGAAGATTAGCAAAAACAATTGGTCTGGGTGTTATGTATGGTATGGGATATAACAAACTGGCTCGTGAGCTAGATTTAGAACCATTAGAAGCAAAAGAAATGCTTACAGATTTCCGTAAACGTGTTCCATTTATGCAAGGTATGTTAGAAGCTGTTATGAATCGTGCAAATTCTAAGGGTGTAATTAGAACTTTACTTGGTCGTAAATGTAGATTTGATTTGTGGGAACCTACATCTTGGGGTGTACATAAACCATTACCGTTGAATCAAGCAAAGGTAGAATATGGCGATGCTATTAAAAGATATGGCACTTACAAGGCGTTAAATAGACTAATTCAAGGATCAGCTGCAGATCAGACTAAAAAAGCTATGGTTGATGTTTATGAAAATTTAGGTATAATACCTCTCATTCAAGTTCATGATGAATTAGATTGTTCTGTGCAAGACGAGAGACAAGCGAAACAAATAAAAGATATTATGGAAACATGTGTAGAATTAGAGGTGCCTTCAAAAGTGGATGTAGATCTTGGAGAAAGTTGGGGTGACAATGGTTGATAAAAAACCAGGATACAGAGAACAAGGCAAAGCAAGAGCTGGTAATGTAAAAAATAATTTTGCTATAAATCCAGAGCAGATGGAGTACGAAAGAAGAAAAGTGCTCGAACAAATGTCCAACAAAGTTGATCAAAAGAAATTAAATAATATGGCTGCAGTTTCAGCTACAACAGAACCTAAATACTTTAAAACAATTAACTTACTTAAAAATGGTAATCGAGCAGAATACGATAGTACAGAGGGTAAAGGTGAACAACGTGAACCCACTATTCGTATATTGTCATTAGGAGCTGGTGTGCAATCATCATGCTTGGCATTGATGGCACAAGAAGGATTAACAAAACATAAACCAGATTATATGATATTTGCAGACACAGGGTGGGAACCTAAGTTTGTATATGAACATGTAGAATATTTAAAAAAGGCCATAACGATTTGTCCGCTGATCACTGTGCAGAGAGGAAACATCAGAGAAGACCTCATCAAAGCAGCGAATCCAGAACCAGGGTCTAGAGAAGAGGAAAAATCATTTGCTGGACGTGTACCAAACCCTCCGCTGTTTGCTGCACGAAAAGGTGGACGTGTAGGAATGCTTTATCGTCAGTGTACACATGATTATAAAGTTATTCCTATACAAAAAAAGATTAGAGAATTATTAGGAGTAAAACCAAAACATCGAGTGCCTAAAGATGTGATTGTGGAACAATGGATAGGTATATCTACAGACGAAGCTATGCGTATGAAAAAAGCTAGATTGCCATGGTTAGAATCACGTTGGCCTTTAATTGAAATGCGTATGTCACGTATGGATTGTTTGCAATGGTATAGAGACATCAAGAAACATCCTATGCCTGGTAAATCATCTTGTATTGGTTGTCCTTATCATCACAATGATCAATGGCGTAATATGCAAAAAAATTATCCAGAAGACTTTGCTGATGCCGTAGAAGTAGACGATAAAATTAGAAATGGATTAAAAAATTCTGAAGCTAAATTGTACCTACATAAATCAGCGAAACCATTAGGAGATATAGATTTCTTAGAACCAAAGAAACAACCAAGTTTGTTTGGTGAAACATTTGATGAAGAGTTTGCAGATGAATGTGAAGGTCTTTGTGGAGTATGATCCTGAAGCATCACGTCCTGGACCTGAGTTTAAATGTTCAGTATGTGGTGATTGGTTTACAGAATTATTGTATTGGATAGATAAAAAGTTTTATCCAAAACAAAAGTATCAAATAACATTTTTGTGTAGTGCAAAATGTTCAACACATGGAGAAAAGAATGAGAGATAAAATTATAAATAGAAGAAAAGAATTAGAGAAACAAGCTAAAGATCTTGTTGATAATATTAATAAAGGACGAGAGGCAATTAGAAACATGGAGTCAAGTATTGCACAAATTCAAGGCGCAATACAACAATGTGATTGGACAATGAGTCAGTTGGAGCCTGATGAGAGTAAAAAAAATGACTGATGACTTTTATGATCATATGAAAAAGGAACAAGATATACTAGATGACAGTTATCGTGAGTCATTACGTCAAAAACACGAAAGAATGGCCGTTTGGGACCCTGGTGAAAAAACGACGGTTTTCAGCCAAATAAAAAAGCTTATAATTGCCCGGTATCGGGCTTTAAGGAAGTGGGCTGTGTGTTTGTACCCGGGTAAAAGATGAAAAAATACGATTGGACAGCTGAGAAGCTACAAATGGCAAAAGAACTACTAGAGACACACACTGCAAGGTCAGTTGGTGAAGTTATGGGTGTAAGTAGAAACGCTGTGCTGGGTGCACTATATAGAGAGAAGGTGAAAAATGGATATGAACCTCCTGCAGATTCACCTTACGCTAGAATTAGAAAATATAGAAAGGGATTTGGATAATGAAACACGATAAATGTGGCACACCTGATTGTTGTCAGGAATGTGGACCAATACAAACTAAACTAAATAGGTTTGTGCAGATACTTGGTAATATAGAAGATGATCAAGATAAGTACGTATGGATTATGGACTTTGGTAAAAATTCTGTACCGATGAGGGCTAAATATAAAATGGAAGAGTTTGAAATTATTGGTTGTCAAACTTCAACGTGGCTAGTACCACATTACGTAGATGATAAAATATACTTTAGTGCTGATTCAATGGCGCTTATATCTAAAGGCATGGTGTGTTTGATAGCAGACGTGTATAGTGGCTCGAGCGCCCAGGACATCAATGATTTTGATCAAAGTAATTTTAACAAATTAAAGTTGGATACTTTACTTACACCAGGTAGAAGTAATGGTGTATATAGTATGTTAAAGCAAGTAATAGATTACGCTAATTAGATGCGCCTAAAGGATTTTCCAAAGCACGTTTTATTCTTTTATCTATCTTTTCTTCTAGCTCAGTCATGGCTGATTGAATCTTATCCGACAATAATCTCATGTCTTCCTGAATGCCCCTCGTGGTATCTCTTAACTCCGAGCTGGTTTGTCTCGAATCTTCCTTAACCATTTGTTCTACGTCATTAACTATCTTTTCAACACGTCTTACGTCTTGTCGTAGGTCGTTTTTCAATTCATTAGCAACATCACTCACTAAACGAATTTCTGACATAATCATTTCCATTTCTTGTATAATCATGTTTACTTCTGTTTGTATAAGATCAGTTTTGCTTTCCATTTCTTTTTTTGTTAGTGCTATTTCTTTGTCAAATCCACTAAGATCTGGTGCAACGTATTCTTGTATTTGTTCTTTCATGTTAAGATAATCTTTGTAAAATTCAAAACCACCCCACAATCCACCACCAGCTGTGGTAAGTGCAGTTAGCACTAGGAATATCTTCCCACCACGAAACTTAATCCCCGCTACCTCTAGTTCTGCCACTGGCTCTCCTCTATTTGATTCATCAGGCCTTCACTTCCTACAAACAAAAAGTAACCTGCCATATTATTATCTTCTATCTTTGTATCAGGTATTATCATGTCTGTAAAGAATCCAACTCTATCTTCTAGCTGTTGTTGTGTCTCAAAAAATGTTTTTGTATCACCTAACACTTGCATAACTATAAGTGTTTTAGTTTGATTAGCAGAATCGTATCTACCTTTATCACCCATTTTCTTTACTATTTTCTTTGCAGCTTTTTCTTTCTGTTCTTGTTTTTTTACAGGTTTCTGATCGTCTTTACTCTTATCGGCTTCACCCTTATCTTTTGGTTTTTCCATATCTTCTGGTTGCTCTTCATCTGCTTCAGCCTCTGAAACGCTTTCTTCCGCCTCTGGCTCGTCTGCCACATCTTCAGCAGGTTCTTCACTAGCTTCTTCAGTAGGTTCATTTTTTACCTCCTCTACTTCTGGTTGTGATTCAGGCTCCTCCATCTCTGGTTCTGGCATAGGTTCTTCTTGAACCTCTTCCATTTCAGGTTGTGGTGCCTCCATTTCTGGTTCTGGTAAATCCATGTCAGGTTCAGGCATGTCCATTTCTGGCATTTCTAACTCCATCTCCATTTCCATCTCCATTTCAAATTCTATTGCTACTACTTCTATTTCTTCCATCTCCATTGCTGGCATGTCAGGCATATCCATCTCAAAATCCATCTCGAAACTAGGTATTTCCATCTCCATTTCTACAGTTTCGTAAGATACATCCATGTCTGGTTCATCAAATTCTGGTTCAAAATACATATCATTGTTTGGTCCATCTATAACAATATCATTATGCTCAAAAATATTCTCAACAATATCAATAACTTCTGTTTCTGTGCTGCCACCCATAGCTACCCACATTTCTACTGTAGTTATGGTTTGATTTACTATTGTTTCTACAACATTATATAATACATTTATGGACACTGAATCAAAGAGCGGTCCAATTGCCATATTGATATCGCGTCCTCCAATTTCTATTGTTAATCTTGTTATAGTTCCTGCAAAATCAAAACCTCCTGTGTATTCTTGATATCCACTGGTAACACCAGATTCTGATAATATGTCTGTTCCTGCAAATACGCTTGTATTTCCATTTTTTCCTGTGATGTGCATGTAAATACGATCTTGTGCATCTCTCTTATCAACTTTTATTGTGTAATTTGTTCTGCCACCATTTTCTATGTCAAGTGATGATATATCTACAGTTTGTATAAAGGTGGTTCCCATTCCGCTCACGCCCTGTGTCGACGTTGAATTACCTGAGCCTGTAATTTGTGCACACTTATCTGTGCCTAATTCATAGCATCCACTACCTGACGGCATGCTAGCAGGACCTTGTCCACCCCAGTCTTGATCCATATCACCTTCATATCTAGGTTGTACAAAACCATTGTCACCATCAAGTATATCACCTGAGTCTTCTGTAGTTACAGTTGTCGTGGTTGTTGTAGTTGTGGTTTCTGTTATTATTGTATAACCATCAGCACCATGTTCTGTGGTCTCTACTATGTCTTCTACTATCGTTTCTTCTACACCTGGCGTGCATACTCCTGTTGCAGTAACAGGGCATTCAGCTTTAAGGGAAGAAGGCGACGATACCAGAATGCATAGCCATGCCAAATAAAACAAACTTTGCAAACTTTTGCCCATCAGTTAATCCAGGTTTTTTGTTTTTTTCTAATTTAACCATTTCTACTTTTTTAAATACTTCTGATCCATCAGGTATCATATCAGGGTTTTCTTCCCACTTTTGTCTTGCTTCATCGCCAATAGAACCCATGTACGGGCAAACTGTGCCTGCCATATACATTGCGTCCCAGACACGTGGGTCAGCACACAGTGTAGACACTGCAGCAACTTTCATACCCATTGAATACAAAGAACGTGATAATTTTATACGTTCACAATTTTCATCTGTAACCGTAATAGCCGACGCAATTCCAAGAATCTGGGTTTGAACCCCAGCCGACGTTCCAGTCTTACAAACATCAGAATTATTTACAACGACACTAGGTGCATTTGCAGTTGGTGGTGCTTTGTCTGTTACCACTGTTGATGACACAGTTGTATTTGTGTCAGCTGCCATAACCTTAGGCGCTAAAAAAACAATTATTAAAGTAATTACAAATAAATTTAAGAAAGTTTTCATAAACTATTTAATCCTTGTATAGGAAAAGCTTCAAAGGGTAAACAATATCCCATGGTCACCATATTATTCTTATATTCCAATGGTTTAGACTCATAAATGTTTAAGTAATCTGTTAGTGCTGTCATGCAACTATCTTCTGATGCATACAAAAAAGATTGTGTTTTGACAGAAGGTAGCCCAGGATAAGATATCATTAAAAATAATAACCAAACTTTTATCATTGCGCCACACTATATATGCAAAGAAAACTAATTGCTATAGAAATCCATATACCGTAATATAACCACCTCATTTTTGTTCCTTTAATCCGTAAAAATAATTTGTATCATCACCAGCTGTCCATTTAGTTTTATTTTCTACAGAATAATATTCTGTTGATACTTTAAAATCTGGTTGTTTTGTTTCAGATGGTGTGAGTGATTTATCATAATATATAATTCTATTGTTTGGTTGAGCAGCGTAGTGTCCATTGTCTAATTCTAATATGTTAAACGACTTGTGCTCCTCTGGAACCTCTGAGTAAGATGTGTTCAAAGTATTGTGGTCCGAATGGCAGTTGTCAATCGTAAACAAGTATTCACCATAGTACCATTTCTTTGATGGCGCAAGGTATTTACATCTAACACCTGCTATTGATTGTTTTTCTACAATTGTAAGATGATAACTAAATGCATCCCACAGTTCTAATTCTTCTAATGGAAGATCATCTTTAATATCAGGGGAACTAACAAAAGCACTGATAGGGAGCTTATCATAAAGAGCACCATATTCCGGCAAATACGTTTCAAAGTAGAGTGCTCTACCTTGGATTGACTTAGCAGTAATCCAAACACCTTCTACAAATTCTCCATGGCCTTTTTCATGATCATATAAATATTGTTTTTTAACAAAGACTTTTACTGGAGGCAGGTTTGCTACCAGGAATGCCATTATGGTTTTCTTTGTTGTTTTTTGTATTCTGCTGTCAAGTATTTATTGATTTTAGATTTACTGTAAGGTTGTTTCATAAAATCTTTTTTAGTACTTGTTTTTTTAGGTTCAAAAAATCTTGAAAAAACTGCAGCTCTTTTTGATGCTTCGCTTACACTATCTAATGTTTCTTTTAATTCTCTTTGTATTCTTTTACTTTTTTGTATTTTTTTACTTTTTTTAGATGCTTTTTTAAATGTATCTAATCTTGTTTTAGGCTTGACACCTTTTTTACCAAGCATGCCAAATCCACGTAGTGCTGCTCCAAATATACCCATTACTTACCCCGCATGTATGTTTTGTTGGGGTGGTAGTATAACCATTTTAAAAATTTATTCCAGTACTTTAGCATGCCTTTGTTAATTGGGGACCCCCTGCAACGAATGTGCGGAAGGTCCACCGAGATGAAATGAAGTTGAGAACATTATGTGTACATTATGTGCGACAATTTGGCAAGAAAAAAGTTTACATTGTCCTTGTTTTGTTCTGTTAGTTATGCTATATAATATTCAAATGTCGGTGTTGCAACACTGGCTGAGTATGGCTGAACAACCGTAACAAGGTGGTAAGGCACACTTGAGGAAAAATATGGTCAAATGACTGAAGGGTCCAAGGGTGGTACTGAAGTACTAGTTAACTTATTAAGGTTGATTTGTCGGGAAAAGGTTGGGGGTAGTCAAAGAATCCCCCTACTCACACTAAAAGGAGAACTAGAAATGATAACAAAAGAAAAATTTACCGATTGGCTTAGTAAATCAAAACGCAATGACAGGATTACGTATTACCGTGGTTTTTTGTTTGCACCACATTTACAAAAGCTATCACCAATGGACGAAAAACGTCCTGCTAAGATTAGAAGTCATGCTTGGTATTTGCATATGTCTGGGCTCATTGAGCTTGTACAAAAAAAGCATGGAGATTTTGATTACGAATATATAGCGATAAGACGATGATAGATATTATATTGTTTTTATTGATACCTCTAAAAATAGTTTTGGCATTTTACGTGACATACCATATTTACATGTGGGCCCTTGGACTATGATGGAGTTCATACATAACAGCTGGCATGGCGTAATGAATCACAAGCGTAATCCGTTGCGCCATATACCAGATCAAAACGTGCGTCATCTTGTATTACAGCTTCTTGCTTGGATGTGGTGTATAGCATTTTCGTTATACTTCTCATCCTGGTATTTGTTTGGGATTACAGTGGTATCACATTTTGTGTTTATTATTGCGATATTTATTACAGTAATGACATTTAATATGGTAACACCAAAACCTCAAGTAGAAGAGTATGAAGAAGATGACATGGACCCAATAACGGAGGATGATCGTGACTATTATTAAAGAAGTAAAGGTTAGTGATGAATTAAAACGCGCACGTGACGCGTTTTATGATGCAGTATTTGAGGGCGATGATATTGCCATGGTACAAGCCAACGATGCGGTTGGTTACTATGAATCATTTGATGGTGAATATTGCCCCGAGTACCCAGGTTTTTAAGGAGAAATATAATGAAACTATTAGAAGCTGCAATGCAGATTGATAAAATAATACGCCAGGCAATAGACGAAGGCACCGGTTTTTACGATACATTAAGTAAAGTAAAAGCTGTGAAAGTGCACAACATAGAATTTAGTAATCAAATGTTATTAGAAATTATGTTGGATTATGTAAAAAATTACACAGATTTCGTTAAAAACGAAGATGATATACAGGAGATGTTTGATGAAGCAGAAGCAAGTTGGAATAAAAAATATAATTAAATCATGGTTTACAAAGAAACCCAAATCAGAATTAGCTTTAGTGTGGATGCACATACACCACGACGAAGACTACGGTGTTATAGGTCATTGTATGTTTGATCGTAACAAAGCTGTAAAAGGTCAAGATAATTTTAGGAGAGCATATGAAAGATAAGACACCGGAAGAAATAGCACACGCAAAAAAGCGTGATGCATTAATAAAAGAAAGGCCGCGTGAATGGGAGCACATACAAAAGGAACGACAAAAAATACGAGATGAAAAGACAAAACAAACTTTAGAGAATACTCCTGATTATACAGATCCGACTGTAACGTTTACACAGCCTACAGAGGGCACAGAAGTTGGTGGTATGAAAGCTTTTCATGTAGAAAAAGGTGAAGAGCGTAACACGTATCAGATCGTTACCAAGCGTGAGATTACATTTAGTTATATGATTCGTGCTAAGAATGAAGAAGACGCAATGATAAGAACATTGTCTTTTGTTAGTAAAGATGGTAGTGGTCAACGCGAAGATGTAAAAAGACCCATGTATCATGGCAAACCTATGATACGTGAGTGGATAGAAAAGATAATTAAGATATCCTAATGGACATCAACAGCATACCAAGAGTCACGATTACGTGGATGGATGCACGTGATATGGAAACTGGTTGGCTTGATATAAAAGACATTGTGTCAGCGCCGCTTGCAAAATGCCAAGAAACTGGTTGGATGGTCGTGAATAATGATGAAAAGATAGTGATTATGAGATCGTGGTGCTTGGACCGGGATGATAATCATGGTGGTGGCGCTATTGCCATACCAAAAGGATGGGTAACAAAGATAGAATATTTACAAGGAGCACATGCAGACGTACGAAATTAATTTATGGTTAGATAAAAAAGTAATAGAAAAGATAATAAAACAATTTGATAGTGATGATAAGGTATTGGAATATATAGAGAATAACTTTGATACTACACCAGATCCTGGTTTTCCATCATTAGATCCAACGCGTGGATATGTAAGGCCAAAAGCTTCAAAGTATACAATTACATGGGCTAGAGTGCATACATACGAACGTAAAAAAGGACCAAAAAGAATACAACTTACAGAAGAAGAACAAGAAATACAGAAAACGTTGGAGGCATCGATTACAAAAGAAGCTATTGATGAGTGGGGCGAAGCCGAAATGTTAAACACAGTGAGAAAAGATTATTGGAGCAACCCAGATGCAAAAGGCCTTGAAGAGAAACGATAGAGACGGTTTGACACCTAAACAAATGAAGGTGTACAAAATGATAAAAACTTTTATCAAAGCAAATGGTTACTCACCATCATATGAAGAACTGAAACAGTTGATTGGATCTAAATCCAAGTCACATGTTCATGGTTTGGTCCATCAACTAATACGTAGAGGATGGATAGGAAAAGGAAATGGCCGAAATCGGTCAATTTATATTTTGTAATGTGTCATGTATAGTGATATATTTGCTGTGTTTATATTATTTTTTTCTTACCGGGATCAAAAAAGATGCCACAGTGACACAATTGACGATTATGATATATAAATCAATGACTTATGTTGTGGCACTAGTGTGTCACTACTCTAGACAACGCAAGGCACTTTTTTGTTTTTTGGAAAATAAAATGAGTAAAAACTCAACTATACTGCGGAGTTTAGCATGGTAGATAAAAGAATTAATGGTGCCACAAGTGGTGCCACAAATATGGCAAAAAAGTATCCAATCAGAAGTGATGGATTAACAGATAAACAACGTATCTTTGTGCAAATATACACAGAGAACGAAGGGCGATTGACACCAACAGAATGCGCAAGACAAGCTGGGTATGCAGAAGACAGAGCAAATACAACTGCATCAGAATTATTAAATGGAAAAAGGTTTCCAAAAGTAGTAGAAGCTGTCCTTGCACGTAGAGCAGAAATACAAAAGACACATGAGGTTAAATTAGATAAACATGTACAAGAGTTGGCAAGACTACGTGAAAAAGCTCTTAACGAGAAGTCTTATTCTGCTGCCGTTAACGCTGAGCGGTTGCGTGGGCAAGCTTCAGGATTGTACATCGATAGAAAAGAGATCAGAACTGGTAGTATTGACTCTATGTCTAGAGAGGAAGTTTTAAAGGCTTTAGGTGATATAGGATTAGGAGGTAAATTTGAAAAGAACGGAGCGAGAACAAAGCTATCGATCGAAGAAAAATCCAATGGCGAAGGACCTAAGGACATCACCGAAGTATCGACAAAGGATAGTCAAGAACAGTAAAAAATATGACCGTAAAAACGGAAACAAACTTTTGGAAGAGTTTAAAGAAATATTTAGACGGTGGTGATTACGTCACATCACGATTAGAAAGCTACGTTACACCAGGATTCCCAGATTGTCTAGTTTATCACAAACAGACAGGATTCTTTACACTTGAGTTAAAAGTCGCAAATAGTAGTAACAAAGTGGTACTATCTCCGTTTCAAATTGCATGGAATATGCGTCATGCTACAGCTGGTGCACAATCATATATCTTGGTCAGCTTGCCTCTCGCAGAGGGGGTCAAATTGTTTCACGGATGCAAAACCAAGGACCTCGGCGAAAAGAATGTGTTCCAAGTGCCCGGTTTGTACGAAGGACGGCTCACGGATCTCGATTTTTGTCAAGTGCTTTCAAACTCCCAAACTCCCTAATATAAAAAAACATGTTAATAACCTGTGGATAACTCGCCAGGAGTCCGGGCGCCCGGCGCCTGGTGCGCAGCTCACGGATCCAAACTCCGAAACTCCTCTCACAAACTCCCAAACTCCCGTAGTAAAACTAATCCCAAGTGGCCGGGATTCCAGCAGCCAGGTGTTTTCGCACCGGGCGCGCCCGCCAGTTCCCGGGAATACTTCGGAATAAAAACCGCAGAAAACTCCCAAATTTTTTTGCATCTCAGTCTTGACAGATCCTGAAGTGAAGGTATATATACCAGGCCGGGATGTCTTCTAACATCTCGAAGAACTAGAAAGGGCGGAAATGCTTGATTTTTTACTAGGGATACTCATCCCTCTGAAGCTCCTGCTGCTGGTGTGGTTTGCCTGGCAGCTGCTGCACTGGCTGCTCTGAGCTGCAGCTGGTCCCTCAGCTCCCCAATCAAACTCCGAAACTCCCTGTATTAATAATAAGTTAATAAGTTCCGTGTGGTTTGGTTGGCCGGGAGTCCGGGCGCGCCCGGAGTGGAACCAGAGTGCAAGTTTTATTATTTCGCACTTGTCATCACATTGGATTCGTGATAAAACTGCAGATAGAAAGAGAAAGGATTACTATGATTCGTTGGAACAAATGGACAAAAGATTATACATATACTTACCTGTGGCATGATGGAGTTTGGAAACTTATCCACAGAAAAAGAAATAAACCGATTGCGTCATGGTTTGGAAAGTTGTATAGTATGTTTAGTTAGATTCCGAATCCGATTAGAAGTATTGCAATCGTCTAACTAATTGACCCAAGATAAACGGAGTTATTCGGCTCTTGGGTCAAACTCCAAACTCCCAAACTCCCCGAAACTCTTATTGATATAATAACCCTATTGCACTGGCCGGGCGCCCGCTGGTCTGCAACGGAGATGCTAATTCATCTGTTTCCCGGGCATAAAAAAAGGGCGATATTTCTATCGCCCTTATTCAACCATGCGTTGTTAGTAGGTATATATTACATGGTTAAACCCATTCGTTTTAAGACATATCCAACCTCGCTTTGTAGATGGTGTATTAAGTCCACTCTATTGTCTTTGTCTTGAGCTACCCACTCAATAACTGCATTACATAGAACGCCACTTATTAACTTCCAATCCATGCTATCTTTTTGAGGCACTTTACTTATTAACTCTTCTACATTACCTAAAGTAGCTTGGTCTTTGGAATACTCTAACACCTCTTGAAGAAGAGGTGTTACATCAACATTGTTGATGGTTTTTGTTTTCACGATTTCGTTAGGCATGGATTTCCCATTCCCCAACTTCGTGACCATTGACCTCAAACACAGTTTCAGGGTTTACATTAGCCCAACGTCTATGTTCTTGGTCAATACCATTACCTATTCTATAAACTAGAACATAGTTCTCATGCTCTTTTACATTACTAGGAACAGGATTGTTAGTGTGTCGCCAAGCATTTTGACCAAGAATACCTCTCTTGATTACTGACACTTGACCTTTGTTGTTAAACCATTTGCAAGAAAAGAACTTGTTCTGTCCTACCATGGTTTTGAATTCAGACTTTGTCATATATCCTACTTTCTATTTAGATTACACAGTATCACACACCTAGTTATATTATATAGTTAATTGCAATTAGTTGTGGATATCCTGTGGATAAGTCGCCCGGGCATTATGTCGCATGCGACAATTTGTCGCACCCGGCGCCCGGGAACTCTTGTCGCGGCTCACTACGTTCGCCGCCCGGTAACCACGGCGACGCACCCATCCCCCCCTTTTGCAGTATAACATCCATATAGTATGTGTGTTACACTGTTTGAGAGTGACAATCATGCACAAAAACGTTATAATTGGAGTCTCAAAAAAATTTTTACAAAATGGAAAACGTTTTAGATTTAGAATCGTTAGATACCAATAGTCTTAAGTTACTTCTTAAAGACGCCATGGATAAGAAGCGTGAGATAGCTCAAGGTGATTTTTTAAAATTTGTCAAAGAGGTTTGGCCTGATTTCATAGAAGGTAAGCATCACAAAATTTATGCAGAAAAATTAAATCGTATTGCAAACGGTGAGCTCAAGCGTTTAATTGTTAATATGCCACCAAGACATACAAAGTCAGAGTTTGCATCTAATTTGTTTCCTGCGTTTTACATGGGTCGTCATCCAAAGGCCAAGCTTATACAAACCACGCACACAGGTGAGCTAGCAATACGCTTTGGACGTAAAGCCAAAAACATGATAGAGTCATCAGAATATGAAAAAGTATTTCCAGAAGTTACACTTGCAGCTGACTCCAAAGCTGCTGGACGTTGGGAGTCAAATCATGGGGGTGAGTATTTTGCTGCTGGTGTTGGTGGGGCTATTACTGGTCGCGGTGCCGATTTACTTATTATTGACGATCCTCATTCTGAGCAGGATGCGCTCTCGCCAACCATTTTAGATTCACATTACGAGTGGTATACTTCAGGTCCACGTCAACGTTTACAACCAGGCGGCTCGATCGTTTTGGTCATGACACGTTGGTCAACAAAAGATCTTACTGGACGGCTGCTCGAGGCCCAGGGTAAAGACCCAGCTGCGGATCAATGGGAGGTAGTAGAGTTTCCTGCAATCATAAATGATAAACCTATGTGGGGTGGCTTTTGGTCCATGGACGGATTACAAAGCGTCAAGGCTTCTATACCTCTAACCAAGTGGCAAGCACAATGGATGCAAGAACCAACGTCTGAAGAAGGTGCAATCATAAAACGTGAGTGGTGGCGCGAGTGGGAAGGAGATAATATACCTGAACTAGAATTCATTATACAATCATATGATACAGCGTTTAGTAAAAAAGAAAGCGCTGACTATTCTGCTATTACAACATGGGGTGTGTTTAATCCTGACGAAGGTGGACAAAAAGGTTTGATACTACTAGATGCAAAGAAAGATCGTTGGAACTTTCCTGAACTAAAAGCCGAGGCTATGGAGCAATATAAATACTGGGAACCGGAGATGGTATTGGTAGAGGCCAAGGCATCTGGTTTACCATTAACTCATGAGTTGCAAAAGATGGGAATACCTGTTATAAATTTTACACCCTCTAAAGGTAATGACAAACATTCGAGGGTAAACAGCGTAGCTCCCCTGTTTGAATCAGGAGCTATATGGGCGCCCAAAAAAAGTTTCGCCGAAGAAGTCATAGAAGAATGCGCAGCATTCCCTTTCGGTGATTATGATGATTTCGTGGATTCAACCACGCAAGCTCTAATGAAATATAGACAAGGTTATCACATTACGTTAAAAGATGACTTTGAAGACGAAGCAATAGATAAAGCTACGAGGAGGGCTTACTATTAATGGTCGAAGTAAGAATACGAAAAAAACCAGACAACCCAAATAGAACATCACGTCAGTTCACTAGTCCACAAGACATGAACATAGTTCCTGCAGAAGGACCATCACGTTTTCAACGTGGTGTTGATATGATTCAAAATGTATTTAGAGATACAGGTAGTAATATTGCAGATTACATGCGTGCATCAGAAAAGGCACGTGATGGCAGATTTTTTTCTGCTCCAACTGCATATGATGCTGACATGGCAAAGTTTCCAATCAATCAAGCTGCAGGTGCAGGAGAACTTTTTTTAGATATTTTTCAATTACCTTTTGAAGCAGGAGCGCAAGCTTTAGGATATGATCAATTTGGTTCTGGCCAAGGCACTGGTGACATGGGATACATGATAAATAAATTAATTGATTCAGATGCTGCTGACAGAGAAGCGATGGCAATCAACGCCGTGTTAGAAGGATCTCCATTATCTTTAGGATATGATGAATTAGTTGCAAACGAAGCTTTTCAAAATTATTTGCGTGGACAAGGTTTTAATATTCAAGACGATTTTGATTTTATGAGAGATATCATCAACACAGGTGATGAAGACAGAATGAATCAATTCTTTGACATGACTCAAGATAGAGATAGTCCATATTTTGTTGATATAAATAAATTTAGTGCTGCAGAAGGAATGACACCATACAATCAAGCATTACAAGATATGTTTGATCAATATAATATTGACGAAGCAAATCAATTTATGAGTGGTATGTATGATAATTTTGCTGATGCACAACTTCCATTTATGGTTGATCAATTAGCAGAAGATTTGGGTGTTTCACAAGGATCAGCTGAAAGTATATTGATGGGTGGAGGCGCAACTGATTTTGGATTGTTAAATGATTTAATGAATTACTATGAAGGACCATTTGAGTATAGCACACCAGAAGGACAAGCATTGTTTGGAGATGACACAATAATGAATCTTGCAGGAGGTGTTGCTGCTATTGGAAAAACAGGTAAACTTTTAAGAAATATGAAAAATAAATTAGGAACTGGTAGAACTGCGGCAGTCTTAGAACAATTGTATCCTGGAACATTTGGCGGTGGATTAAATTTTCCAATTAGGTTTGGTAGAGATGGCGCAAGATTAAACGTTGGAATATTACAAGGATATCCTACAACTTCTAAATTAATTAGAAGTCCTTTACAAGCGTACGGCACTGTTACATTACCTGAGTTTGTAGGCGGTGAGTAGTAAACTTTTTGAAAGAGCAGCCAGAGCATTTTTTACTGGTGGTAGAGATACAGCATCTAAAAATAGAGCTTTAAATATTGCAGGTCAATCACAGTTTACAGGACCCTTTGGTAGATTTATAAAAGATCAAAGTGTCAAACAAGGTTTTATGAAATCCGGTGATACCCTTTCTAAAAAAACAGGATTAAAAATAGGACAAAGACAAAGAGATTATCAAGATCCTGAATTTTTACTTAAATTAAGTGAGTCAGCAAAAAATCTTAGAGGTCAAGGCATAGGCGCTAATTTAACTCCTTTCAATATTATAAGATCAGAAAAAGCAGCTAACAATCCATCATTAGTTTCAAAAGGTTTAGAAGCTGATGTAAAAACAGCTTTAGGCACACCACGTCGTGATGATCTTGGAATATTAAAAGGTACACTATCACAGTATAGATCTGATCTTGGATATTATGATTTAACTAAACCACAAATGAAAGATTTGTTGAGTTCAACAAATGTAAATAAATATGTAAGTCTTGCTAATAAATATAAAACACAACTTAACAAAACAGTAAAAGACATAAAAGAATTTAAAGGAGATAATAAAAAAAAACTTGGTGAATTGATGACGGATTATACATATCTTGTTAAAGGTTCTGATCCTAATTATTGGTTTCAACGATCAGCAACGTTTGGTCATCCTTCACCCATAGCTGCAAACCTTGAACATTATTTTCAATCGGGATCACAGACATCAAAGATGTTGGCAAGAGATGCAAAGTTTTTAACAAAGATGCAACCTGAACTAGGACCTTTAAACATTGCAAAAGAAACCTTGGACCGCGGCATACTAGCTGCAGTGCGTAATCCAGATAATCAAGTTACAAAACAAGGATTAGCTGAAATGCGTAAACTGTTTGATATGTCAGGTATACAATCAATTCTACCTGGTCAAATATATCAGAAGATGTATTTAGGAACTAACAATCCAGAATTACAAATGGAGTTTTTACGAAAAGCAATAAACGTAGGATCAAAACCTTTTGGTAAAATGACACAAAGAGATATACAAAACATAATGTTTGGTAAGAAAAAAATAAGTGACTTCGGATTTTTCCGTGGTGGCATAGCGAGTTTATTAGAGTAATGGTTTTAGCTAGAGTATTAGGACCACTACGTCAGTACGCACCTAAAGTTGCGGCACCAAAGGGAAAAGGATCTGCTAAAAAACTAGATCTGAGCGCTAAACCATTCAGTGTTTTTGATGAAGCAGGATTACCAATAAAAGATTTTAAAACATTTGACGATGCAATGAAATTTGCAAAGGATCAACCATCGTATACAGTTGGTAACACACCTAAAGCAGGTGCAGTTGATGCAGGAAAAAACGCTCCAGCGCTATTTTACAAGTCCAGAGAGGCGTTAATTGACGCTCCAATGGAGAAAATGTCGGCAGATAGGTGGTTAAACTACTTAAATGCCAAAGGAATTAAGAAATCTGAGCTTTCAGACACGTCGCTTGGGCCCTTTTTACAGTCTCAAGGCACAAAAATCTTTACAAAAGCCGATATAATCAAGGAATTTGACGAAATTTCACCAAAATTGGACGTCTTGGCCCTTGGACAACCGGGATCTAGAGGTATTTTGGCAAACATGGTCAAAAAATTACAAAAAGTAGACCCAAAAGCTGAAGATCCACGTGTAGGAGGCTTTTTATCCTACCTTCGTGACTCATTGCCAGGCATAATTCGTGAAGAAAAGATAAATCAACAAGCTTTGGATAAAGTTGCAGCAAATGTAGATCAATACATGCAACAAGTTTTTGGTGTTAAGAGTGCTTTGAATGAAGGGGTGGCATTAACTTCACCAATACCTTTTAAAGTTCGTGAGCCATTGATAAATTTAGCAGCGGCACTTGATAGACGTGGCGTTGGCTTAAAACCAGAAGATGTTGCACGTAGGCCTAACTATGCAGGACAACAAACACTACCAGGTGGTGATAATTACCGTGAATTTTTGTTTAAATACGAACCTGGCAAACTTAGAACTGGTGAACCAACATATACCTATGCACATGATTTTGGATTAACATCATCACAAAGAGCTGGTGGTATTGTTCACGCACGTGTGTCAGATAGAACAGATGAGTTTGGTAGAAGACTAATGTTTGTAGAAGAAATACAATCAGATATGCATCAACCAATACAACGTGCACTTAGAGAAGCTAAAATTACAGGAAGTAAACCTGATCGTTCTCAAAGTTATGCATACCGTCAAGATATGCCACCTCCACCAGAGTTGGCAGCAAACAAACAACAATTAGATCTAATAAATCTTAAAATAGAAAATTTATTAGCTACAAATCCTAGATCACCTGCACTACCTAAATTAAGACAAGAACGTGAGAAAATTAGAGTTATTATTGCTGAGTCTATGACTAAAGAGGGTAAACAAGGTGGTGATGTTGCCATGGGTCCTTTTCAAACATCAAAAGAATACATGGAGTTTGTAGCAAAGTATTTAGTGCGTGTAGCAAAAGATGGTGATTATGATGGTGTAGCGTTTTCAACACCTGCAATAAAAAATCGTAACTTATCACCAGGTGGTAGAGATTACCAAGGTAATGTTGCTGCATATGGTCCTATACTCAATGGTGCCTTAAAAGAGACATCTAAAAAAACAGGTGCAAATTTGTTAAATACTGTTATAAAGGATGATCAGGGAAGAGTTTTTGGGCAAGTCAAAATGTTAAATCTTAAAGATAATAAAAACGTAGGAAGTAGTTTTTCTGCGTATGCAAAGGGTGGAATAGTAAATGGTAGATAAAACAAAGAATCAAATAGAGAAAGCAATGGACGCTGTAGAAAAAGCGTTGGATATTGAACCATTAGGTGAAGAAATACAGTTTGAAAAAAATGTAACCTTTGACGGTTTTGAAATACAAGAAGATGGAAGTGCAGAGATTGCTGGTGAACAGCCAATAGATCAATCACAAATTCCTTTTGATGCAAATTTAGCAGAATACATTGATGATGACAAGTTAACCAAGTTTGCTACAGACTTGGTAGATAATTTCGAAGGGGACAGAGAGTCACGTAAAGATTGGGAAGATACCTATATCAAAGGGCTCGATATGTTAGGATTCAAATATGAAAACCGAACACAACCTTTCGAAGGTGCGTCAGGGGTCGTACATCCCTTATTGGCAGAATCTGTAACACAGTTTCAAGCCCAAGCTTATAAGGAACTCCTCCCCCCAAGCGGCCCCGTTCGCACACAAATAGTTGGTGAAGCTAATCCAATGATAGAACAACAAGCAGAACGTGTAAAAGAATATATGAACTATTACATTTTAAATGTAATGGAAGAGTATGACCCAGAGATGGATCAACTATTATTCTATTTACCATTATCAGGTTCTGCATTTAAAAAAGTTTACTACGATCAAATATTAAAACGTTGTGTTGCAAAGTTTGTGTCAAGTGAAGACTGTGTAATAAATTATGCAGCTACAGATTTGGAACACGCAGAAAGAATTACACACATTGTAAAAATGTCAGCTAATGAATTAAAAAAATTACAAGTGTCTGGATTTTATCGTGACATACCAATCACATCAGGATCAGTAAGCACTGATGATGATGTGCAGGAAAAAATAAATGAATTAGATGGTGCAACTTCATCAAGCGATGATGATGAACATGTAATTTTAGAAATGCACGTCGATGCAGACGTTCCTGAGTTTGAAGACACATCTGGTGTAAAACTTCCTTATGTGGTTACTGTAGATCAATATTCGTCTAAAATTTTATCTATTAGAAGAAACTATGAACCAAACGATCCTAATTTTAAAAAGAAACAATACTTTGTACATTACAAGTTCCTCCCAGGGTTAGGCTTTTATGGATTTGGCTTAATTCACATGTTAGGTGGATTGTCAAGAACTGCAACAAGTGTTTTGCGACAATTGATTGATGCAGGTACTCTTGCCAATCTAC